GCGCGTGCGGGCATTTGAATTTGCCCGGACTCAAGTTCTAATTGACGCGGAGAAATAAAAGAGAATCCATTTGAAGTTTAGCGCGGTCGCGCAGAGAGAGGGGACTATGAAAAAAGAAGAATTAAAGCGGATTCTTGATTTACACGCAGAGTGGCTACGTAATAGCAACCAGGAAAGCCGTGCTGACCTGAGCGGTGCTGACCTGAGCCGTGCTGACCTGCGCGGTGCTGACCTGCGCGATGCTGTCCTGAGCGGTGCTGACCTGCGCGGTGCTGACCTAAGCGGTGCTGACCTGCGCGGTGCTGTCCTGAGCCGTGCTGACCTGAGCGGTGCTGACCTGAGCCGTGCTGACCTGAGCGGTGCTGACCTGAGCGGTGCTGACCTGCGCGGTGTAAAAATCAAAAGTTTGCGCGTCTATACAGGATTGTATCCTTATGAGATATGGTCCTGCGTCAGTATTGACAATGTTCCATACATACGTATGGGTTGTTTATATAAAACAGTCGAGGAGTGGGACAGAATTACCATTCGCTCTAGTAATCTATCTGAATTTCCTAATAACGGCTCAGAAAAAAGCGAGGAGCGCGTGCGGGCATTTGAATTTGCCCGGACTCAAGTTCTAATTGACGCGGAGAAATAAAAGAGAATCCATTTGAAGTTTAGCGCGGTCGCGCAGAGAGAGGAAATTATGAAAAAAGGCAAGAGTAGAGAAGTTATCCAAAAGACGAACTTAACAAATGTCTTAAAGTGTTGGCGTTTATCGGAGAGTTACACAGCGCAAAATGCCGCATTTGAAATCGGCATCAAAGCGGCAGCATTGAATCGCATCGAACTTGGCCACAAAATCGACGCTGACACACTCGTACAAATCGTAAATTGGTTGATGGATATCCCGTTCTAAGAAAATTTTGGCTTCCCAGCAGTACGGGAAAGGATGTGCGGCGGCGTGGAGGGACACGCTAGCCAGCGTAGGGGCGGAACGGGACGCTGGAATCCTGCGTGCGGGGATAATCGGCACGCGGTATCTCTCAGCTGAGAGGGTAAACCTGATAGCACCGACCCAAGCCGGTATCAAGCCCGGCCCGCACATCGTAAGAAGTTGCTAAGAAGACTTTCGTAATCGAGCGCCTGGGCATTACGAGTACCCAAGCGCCCGCGAAGCAACACAATCGACCTATAAGGAGGCCGCCTATGTCGCAAACCAGTTTAGCAGTTTTTTCCTCCCCGGAATTTCCCTGGGCCGTCGAGCGCAAGATCGCTCAACTCGACCGCCTCGTGATCCGAGTTTTAGCCAAAACGGAACTCGGTTCTTGCGCCTACAAGCCTTCCGATTCGCGTTGGGATTTTCCCTGCCGCGCTCGGGCGACGGTGCATCACCTGGCCAACAACCAGGAACTCTGTCTCGAACATTTTCAGGCGGTGCAACATGAGTGACCTCACCCGACGTTGCGGCAATTGCGGACAGCCGGAAGGCGCCCACTCCATGGCCGGAGATTTCTGCCCCGAAGCCGATTGGTACAGCACGAGCTCCGTTTTCGTCGAACCTCACGCCGACGCCACCGAAGAATTTTCCCGGCTTCTCGAACGCCGCGATCTGACCGCCTACCGCGCCGTGGCCGCCATCGAATTGGCGCTTCTGTTTTGGGAAGCCGAAGACTACCAATCGGCCTTCACGCGCCTGTCCCAAGCCCACGAAGAATTTCAGCAAGCCGACGCACGCATCCACGCATTTCGTAAAACTTCCCAGGGTGAACAAAGAATCACCAACCTCGACTTCACTTCCAATGGAGGAGCGCAATGAACGGCAACGGTAACCATCCATCTCCCATCACTCCCGCGATTTCCATGCCCTTCAGCCTCACGGCGAAACCCGGATCGCGGCAGGCGCTTATCGTGCAAGCCCAGCGGGCCATTCAAGCCCTCTGCGAAATGTTGGAAGACTTGCAAGCGCAACCCCAGCCACAACCCGGGCCGGAGATTGCACGGGCCAAAGCGGAACTCGATCCCGACTTGAACGTCCCCTCGTGTCCTCAATGCGGTGACACTATGAAACAACGGGCCTCGAAATTCGGACCATTCTGGGGGTGCATCAACTATCCGACGTGCGACGGTATCGTCAAAATACGAAAACCGTCCCGCACCACCCATGCACCCATCCCTTCGCCCCGCGTGCTGGAATTCACCAACCGCATGAAGCGCGCTAGCAACCGGGCGCAACTGCAACAGATTTATATCGAAGCCTATAAAGAAGCCCGCGACGCCGGGGACGAAAACGCCCAAGCCGCCTACATCCGCGTGAAGGATGCAAGAAAGCGAGAATTGCAATGACCTTGAATTTCATCGACTGCGAACAAGGAAGCGAAACCTGGGCCGCCGAACGCTGCGGCAAAGTCACGGCCTCGCGTTGCGCCGACGTTCTCGCGAAAATCAAGAAGGGCGAAGCTTCGGACCGGCGCAAATATCGCGAAGAAATTCTCGCCGAGATTCTCACCGGCCAGCCCGCGTCCCATTACGTGAGCCCGGAAATGCAATGGGGACGCGAGCAAGAGCCGTTCGCCCGCGCGGCGTACGAAATTCAGTGCAACGCGACGGTCGAAACCTACGGATTCGTTCTTCACCCGAGCCTTCCCCGTTTCGGCGCTTCCCCCGACGGCCTGGTCGGGAACGACGGCATGATCCAAATCAAATGCCCCAACACTTCGACGCACCTCAACTCGATCCTCGCCAACGCCATCCCCCCCGAACACATCCCGCAAATGCTCGCCGAAATGGCATGCGCCGGACGCCAATGGAACGACTTCGTCAGCTTCGATCCCCGGCTCCCGCAACACCTGCAGCTATTCATCAAGCGTCTCCCGCGGGACGATAAACTCATCGCCGAACTCGAAGCGGAAGTGATGAAGTTCACCGCGGAAATCGACGAAACCCTCGCCCGGTTGCCGCAGTCCGGCAGGCCGCAACCCATCGTGGAACTCCTCGACAACGCGCCCGAAGTCGAGACCCCTCCAGTTCTTTCTTCCATCCCATTCATTCTCGAATCCAAACCCACTCTTCACTCCAAACCGAAAATCGACGAGCTCGATCCAAAAACGGGAAAAATGAAATACGCGAACTATGAAGAGTACGCCGACGCCAAGGACCAATGGCTACAACAAGACACTTTGCGGCTATTTTTAGAAATGATCTACAACGGGAAAGGACCGACGCGATGATGCGCCGCCGCCCCGTGGCCCTATTGAATGCCACATTCGAGCACCAGCGGCGCCGAGGCATGGGCGCCGCTTGGCGCGACGACCGAATCACGAAGGACGGGCAGGATTGGAATGGAGCGGCGCATTGGGTGTGCAACCCGGAAAAGGGTTAAATCACAATGGCGTCCAGAATGGATTTCCTTTATTAAGACTATTTGCAAGCTCCAACCATCTCCTTGCATCTTTACTGCATTCTGTTAATGTAAAACACTGCGTGATTCCCAAAGCAACCATGATAAGTATCCAATCGTTCTGATTCATCGTGACAGTTATTACATCACCCGATTTCGAGTAGCCCATTCTTACTTTTCCTCCGAGCATCGAAACCCTCCTTTCCAATTATTTAACCGCCGACATAATTCCTTGAAACGCTCCTAACGATATTAAGAACGCCCTCCCAACCTTTGCAGTTGAAGATTTTCTAGGGCGGCCTCCGCTTCGTCCGCCGTAAGCGGCAAGCCGGCTTTGTCTGGCATACCCCCATTACGAGGATCAACCCGAATCATGATTTCAGTTTGTCCACGATGTTTGTACCACGTCATCGCTATGAACCCACCTCCTCGGAACGGCCCGAATCGCTCCCCATCCGGCGCGTCTTCAGGATGCGGAGGAATCCAGATCGCCGCATAACTTTGGTCATTGCGCCGCACAAAGAACGATTCGGCATCTCTCTTATCGTCCCAGCCTTCGCCCGCAAAGGCGCGGAGTTCGCCCGCAGTGACACAGTTCCAATTATCCGATGTGAAAATTCCTTCACTATCAAAGGCGCACTTACGAGGACTGCCGAAATTACTAAGAACAGGCGTCTCTTGACAGCGCTTACAATTGGCGGTTGCCGCACCCACTGGAAGTTTTCTATTCTCATCGCTCATCGTTAACTCTTTACTCACGCCGCTTCCGAATTCACCCGGCTGTACGGCACCAGACTTTCATCCCCACACCCCAGACAACAACCAACCAATCCATATTCGTTGCTCCAACTGGCAACGAATATTTGCTCCGAACCGCACTTCTCGCAAAAACGCATGAACTGGACTTGCGTTAGCAGTGGAGTCGGTTGCGAGTGCATAAATTCCCTTTCAAAAACCGAGGGCGGCCCCATCCCACTTCCTCGCCGCCCTCGTTTTGCAAGTCCACTCTACGAGGAACAATCATCGACCGGCAAAAATCAAGCGGCCTTCAGGTGCTCATAACCCGGTTCGGAATTTTTTCCGACCATCACCTTGAAAACCTTCATGGCGCTCTGATCTTGTTTCTGGAAAGAAGCATCCTCGCGCTCGTAGCAAATATCCAACCAATGTCCAAGGTGGGCCGGTTGGATTTTCTTGTTGAGATCGTTGGTCCCCAGACACGTCATCCGGGTGCCGTTTTCCGGTTGCTCGAACATGTATTCGAGCGCCTGCTTTCCCTTGACCGTCACCGGCTCGATGGAAACCAGAACTCCACTCAAAACCTGACCGGGCTTCGTAAACTGAAAAAGTTCCGGCGCTTTCACTTCCTGCATTTGACGCATAGTGTTGCTCCTTTTAAGCGGCTAGTTGCCGCGAAAACTTTTCAGGCCGTTTACCCTAAATCAAACAACCAAACTCCATACCCCGAATTTTCCACGTCTTCACAGAGCGGCGGTAAACCATTAAAACTCATCGCCACAGGCTCCGGCAGATCGCCTTTTCTATCGGGAGACGATTTTCGATTGGGCTGCTCAAGCGTCGCCACACCCCAGAAATAATCCAATCCCGGCGAACATCGCGCATCCCACAGCATCCCGCAATTCACGCAAACCGAACGCTTCCACGTCTCTTCCCCTACTTCCCCCGAAAGCCTTAACACAAAAGGTTCGAGCGCATGATGACGATCCACCGCCACCTTTTTTAACCACGCTTCCGCCGCCGCCATCAAAGATTCCATCTTCATGCCGCCAATTGCCGCGAAACCGAATCGCGATAACGCTCGTACAGTTCCGGCTCGGAAATTCCCGGCGAACCGCCATCTTCCACGGGAAGAAACTCCGCGAGCTTCTTCAAATACAATTTGCCGTTTCGGTCGCGATTCAGCATGGCCCGCATTTGCGCGACACCCAACACCTTCCAGTTGTCGCGAACGTACATATAGGCCATCCATTCCAAAACGCGAAACCGATATTTCTCGCCTCCCCACTTACACGGAACCGTATCGAAAAGCCCCGGCGGGATTCTCTGGCCGTCGAGCAATCGCATCCGGTCGAACGGATTGAAATCGAGAACGTTCTTCCGCATCTCGCCTAGGGTTTGCAGCGTGTCGGGAACACGCCCGCCAAATTGGTTCTCGACGCGCGTCACCACCGGAAACCGTATAGAAGCCTCTTGCGCCTGCGCCGCATCCGGCAAAAGATGAATCCCGGAATTCGCCGGCCTGAAATCCTGTTTCACGTGAGGCAACTCTTCCCCCAGCCATTCCCACACGCTGGGAAATTGCGGCCACTGGAACAGATCGCGATCTCCCGCTTTCAACGTTTTCAGGTACTCGGCATACTCAACCTTCGCCGAACGATTGACGCGCCGCTTCATCAATTCCAAATGCGATACGCGCTCCGCCACTTTGTCGTAGATTCGGATACAGGAAGGCCGCTTGCCAAAGTAGAGCGTCTGATAGATTTTCTTCCCCATCTCCGTCTGTTCATTTTCGACCACCTTGGCGTGCGCGCAAATAAATTGCTTGTATTGCACATAGGTGTGATTCCGAAACCAGGAAAGCGAGACGTCGCGAATGTCGGCGGCAAGATCGACCCGACCCAGGCGAAGTTTCGACGGATTGCAATCGACAATACGTTCCACCGTATCCTGGATCTCGGCCATCCCCTTCTTTCCCGTTTCAAAAAACTCGATTTTGTGCGAGCCGTAGCGTTTTTGTTCGTAATGCAGCATGGCGTCGAAGCCTATTGGGCGAAGATCGGCCACGGCGCGGTAGTACTTTGAGGGTCGAATGGTCGAACAAAAAGCATCGTCTCGCGAGTCCCAGTCGATTGCGCGAAGCATCCCCCGCAAGGGGGTGTTCGGTTCGACCATCGCCTCAATTTTGTCGATCATTTTCAAATACAAAACCTCTTAGGCACACGTCAAACGTTCGCTCAGAAGGCGGTTCCGCCGCTCCTTCCTGCGTACAGGTACGCAACTTTCCGGGTATTACACTAAGGAAAGTTGCGAACTGCAAAAACAAAAGCAAAATCAAAACCAAAAACAACGGCCTTAAAAAGCGACGATAAAACTATCGTCCAAAGGCTCCCTCGGCCCTCACTTTCCCCGGTTTCTTACCTCCGAATCTGGCAGGTCCGAAGCCGGGGAGCACCGCCCGGACATGCCGACGCTCCCGCCGGGGCTCCCACCCGGCCCTGGGTCAAACGACTCGGTCTGACTTTTGCGGTTTGGTATGTTTCGGGACCGGGGTTGAGTGCCGCCAACGTGCCGTCATCGTCGCGGGTCGCAGAAACCGGGTAGAAACGGCGTTGCCCGCTCTCGGAGATTGCGTCGGCGACACTCAACTCCATTCCCGCCCGCTTGGCGAGGCCGGACTCGACGTAGTACAAAAACCTGCGCTTCACTTCCTTGGGCTCCATCTTGCAGACATGGTACTCGGCCAGTTCGGGCGTGATGCGGTGGATGCGCACCATTTGCTCGGCCACGGTTGCGCGAAGGGAATTCATGCACGGTCTCCCGCCGCGGCCGATTTGAAATCCTGAGTCGCGTCCGCCGGTTGAGATTTTGGTTGGCGGCACACACACGCCTGGAATACATTCGACCTGTCGGGAACCATGACAAATCCATCGCCGTGGCATTGGGAGCACGGCGGAACCGGATTGACGATCTTGCGTTGGTTCAAGGGCCGGTTGCGACGGGCGGCTTTGCGAATTTGATCCTGAATTACTTGGTGGTATTGCAATAGCAGATCGACGCCGGTTTCGCACACCCTCGGCCCGTCCGATCCGCACTGGGCACAGACGCGGCGATGGGCCATGAATTCGCAATTGATCGAGGTAAGTGTAGGGATCATGCGGCCCTCCGTCGCTGTAGACGATGGCGAATCTCGTTCACATATTGGCGCGTGGTGTGGAACTGTTGGGCGATCGCGCCGTCGGAGATTTTGTCCAGCCAAAAGAGAATGCCCCGGACTCGCTCGTCGCGCTCGTCGCGCTCGTTGAGTTCGTAGGCTAATTTCGGGGGATGATACCACGCCCACGAACTTTGCGAGTCGCGTTCGTAGAGGACACGGCGAAGAGTCTCTTTAGGCATCGGCGGCTTCGGCTTTCACATTCCCATCGAAAAGGGGAAGATTTTTAATCTTTCGTCCGCCTCGATGCGCGGCGTTCCACTGGCGTATTTGTTCCAGTTGAACGCGAAGGGCGCACTTCATCGAACAGTATTTACTGCGTAAAGTCTTGGCCGGTAAAGAATTTGCGCAACCGGGCGCTTGGCAGATTGAATTTTTCGGAAGTCGATGCTTCAAGTACCAGCGGTAGGCCGCCTCTTTATGCATACAGCGACGGGAACAAAATTTTTGAGTGTACTGACGCGGAACGAAATAATTTGGACATGAACGAGCGGCGCATGGGGTTGAGTGTTTTCGTTTTTCGTCCATGAGGTGAAACGCTACTTGAAAAACTTTAATGCGTCAAGCTATTTCTTACATCCCCCCCAATTAAATCGGGGGGGGATGGCTCTGGCGATTCTCCGCGATCCTCCTTTTCCGAACTTTAGATTGAACACCGCCTCCATCCTAACCCAACTTACATCTTTTTTTTCTATCACTTGCTGCGTACACTCCAAGCAGAACCATGGGACTTATGCAAACCATCCGAGATGCCGCCTACCGTCTCACCGACCAAATGCAATGCGTTATCGGACACCTCGAATTGGAACGTCCAAAAGACGCGCTGCAAGCCGCGGAAGGCGCAATTCAGACACTTCATCTTCTCTACACCGCCATCGCCGCCAAAACCGCCGAATTCGACGCCCTGGCGGGAGAACTGCGGCAACGCACGCTCGAGCTCGCTACAACTCCGCGTTCCCGGAAACGGAAGTAACTTGTTCTTTTTGCGGCATTCGCACGATCTTGAAGTGGTGTTCAACCGCGAATATCAGCGTCGGGCCACCCGCCAGGCCATGCGCAGCCGCGCGGCGCGCGAATTGTTCCAGCGGCCGGCGCGAATCTCCCGCGAACCGTTTCAACCGTCCGCACCCATCCAACTCAATTTGAAATTCCACGAGGATGACGTGGGCGCCCGCTTCGCTTCCGACAAAGATTGCCCCTTGAAAGACGTTTTCCCGGAAGCTTACGAATGAATGCTTGAGCGTTCAGGCAAAGAAAAAGGCCCGCGCTAGCGAGGCGCGGGCCGGAGTGCGACACGGGGGAGGGGAAGCCTACTCGGCTTCGATGGTGCGGAGCTTCAATTTGTAGCGGTGGGCGAATCCCGGCGCGAACGCCTTGGTCGCGCCCCGGAATTGATCTTCGATTTCAAGCGTGTGTTTTTCGTCGATCTTCGCCTGCCGATCTTTCTTCCAGGCGCGGACCAACTTTTTCAGCACGCCATCGGCTTTCTCGTACAAGACTTTCCCTTGCTCGCGAAGTTCTTCATGAAGCCGATAGAGTTCGGCGACGGACTTGGGGGATTTGGCGCTCATGCCTACGATCTTCATCCCTTGCCGAGATTTTCAGCAAGCGAAAAGCCCAATGGGGAGTGACGAAAGTACTAGATTTTTTCGATGGCCGCGATCAGGGCTTTCACCGCCGCGATGGTCGCCTGGTCCAGCGAGATGGTCAGCCCATTGGGAAGGGCCGCGGCGCTGGCGCTTTTGACGGCATTGATAGCCAGATTGGTCAGGGTCAGTCCGGTGGCCGCCACACTGGCCGCTTGCGGTCCCGCGAGACTGGCAAGGGCGGTCACTTCCGTGGAGTTCTTCTGCACCCAATCGGCAAGCTTGACGGCGTCTTCGCCGGCGTCTTCGATTCCGGCTTTGATTTTCTTGGCGATGTTCACGACTTCGGTTTCGAGCTTGACGATTCCCATGATGGTTCTCCTATTTGGATTGAAATTCGGTTTGAAAACGGCTGAGGTTGTCCGCGCCGAGCAACTCCTTCGGTACGGTAAGCGAGAGAAAACCTTTTTTTTCGAGCGTCGCAAGCGAGAGATACATCGCCGTGGCTGCGTCTTTCATGGCTTGGCCCTCGCCCGTCCACTGCGCCCACTTCGCGCCGCCCGAGCGCCACATGGCCGAGATCCAGGCGCTGTAGGCGGCACTCACCAGGGAATTCACGACTTCGCGTTCGAGTTTCGCGTTGGCCGCGCCCTCGAACATGGCCACGGGATCGGGAAAATCGAGGAGGCCCATGATTTATTTGGGAACTATATACATAACTCCCTAAGTCCTACGATTTCAGATTCTTCGCAAAATCGGCGTCTTTGTAGCGCCGAGAAAACCGGACGATGATGGAGCATTGCTCACAAGTTATTTTCGGGTTGTCTGGCTAACCCTCGTGTACTCATCCGCGATGAATTTGGCGTAGGCAGGTGGAACGGCCTGTGTCAGTTCCGTCTTCGTCATCCAGTCAATACCCATCGCATCAGCCCAGTCTTGGTACTTGTAAGACTTCGATTCCGCTCCGTGTCCAGCAACGGTGTACGCTTCGCCGCGTGCAATGGCTCCGGAGCACTTGGGATGGTCAGGAACTTCATACCCAGACCAGTTCACCTCGAACAAGCGATGCCGGATGACTTTCAATCCGAACATCAGCCCACACAGACGAAACGGGAGATGGAGCGGAGCGCCTACGACGTTTTCGATTACGTAGGGCATGTCCCAGCGCAAATCAGTCGTTTTCTCAAACAGGTTACGGATGAAGTCGATCTGACACGCCCACGCTTTTCCCCATCTTCGGGCAGACCACGAATGCTTCTGACACATAGGACTTGCCCAGCCAAAGTCAAAATCCAGAAGATCATCAAGGGTGAGGGTAGTAACATCTCGCCGTATAAACTCAAACGGATAGTTGGGTTGAGGTTCAATGTCCATTCCCACGATGTGAGCTTCTGGCCAGGCTTGGTGCAGTCCCATCGCCGCCCCACCAGCCCCACAGCAAAGGTCAAGCACGCGCTTAGGAACGGGCACGCTTCGCCTTCTTTCTCTTCCGGGGTTTGGGCTGCTTCGACTTCGGGCGGTAACTCAAAACAACGTCTGCAATCTGTTCGAGGGCTTTGGGCGGTTTCATGCCGTCAACCCCGCGTAGGTCAGCCTGTGCAGCATGAACCATGCCGACTTCTGAGTCACACCAATCTCTTTCGCCAGTTGCAGCGAAGAGATGCCTTTCCGAGCCGTCACAAGCAGATACATGGCATAGAGCCATTTGTGCAGGGGAATGTGGCTGCGCTCGAAGATCGTGCCAGTACGGATCGTGAAATCAAGCTGGCATGGGTTGCAGCGGTAGAAGCCGCCCTTGCGCGTGGTGATGTTCTCTTTGGCCTTGCAGGACGGGCAGGTAACGCCGTCCGACCAGATGCGGGATTCCAGAAAAAGCCGAGCAGATTCCGCGTCAGGGAACATCTCGAAAAGCTGGAAGGTGCTGATTGTGCTTTTGCTCATGGCTTAAATGTACTTGACTCCCGCACGTTTGTCAAGGGAATTAACTATATAGTTCCCATTTATTTCGGCGGCTGCTGGTAGTGCGCTATTGTTCCCATTCCCCACTGCGCGAACGACACGCAGATCATCACGATAGGCTGATATTTCGCCGGGACTATGCCCGAAACGAAATTGGCCACCTGCACAAAGGTTGCCGCCGCCTGCGCGACGGTATGCCAGTTTAGAAAACTTTTCATAGTGCGCTCCAATCTCCCGCCACATCGTTGTAAATCTTGAGAACTTTTTCCGCGCGTTCGGGATCGGTTGACCAAGTCCGGGAAACTTCATGGATATACGTCGTTGCCGAGGCCGCGCCCAAGGCATTCTTGTAATGCGGATAAAACGACGCCAAGCGCTTCAAGGTCGCCATGCGGTCGGCAAACGAAGCTTCCCAATCGGGATAGACGATCCAAGTCGAATTGAGCGTCACCCACTTGCCGTCGAGAACTTCCTTGGTCGGCAAAACGTGCGATCCGTAGACCGGATGCACGTGCTGCTTGCAACCGAAGAGGTTGTTGTAGAGCGCGGCCAGGTCGCTCCGTCCGTAACCCGACTCGAGCGCGGCCTCGCAGGCCGCCATCTCGGGGAAAATATGATTGGCTTTTACGGCGGCGGCGTGGGCGCGGTTCAGAAAATCGTGCTGTTGGGGGGTCATGGGGAAATTCAGTTCTTCGCGCAGAAAATCACTTTCGTAAATTGCGGACGCGGGTCGATGGCATTGCCGGTGAATATCGGCTGACTCACCGTCCCCGACGCCGTGACCGTATGCGTATGCGTCGGAAGCGCGGAGCCGGTGAACGTTTCCGCCGGGACGGTGGCCGCCGTACCCGTAAAAGTTTCCGCCGGAACTGTGCCCGTCGCACCCGTGAATGTCTCCGCCGGGACCGTGCCCGCTGTACCCGTAAAAGTTTCCGCCGGAACGGTATGCGTGTGGGAAGGATGTGTGTGAGTGTTATTCGCGACGTTATTTCCAGTTCCCGTCGAGACCACAATGGCCGCCGTTGCCGTAGAAGAAATGGCCGTGCCACCCGTGGTTGTCGAGCCATTCGTGCCCGCCGGAGTAAAGCTCACCGTGCTATTCGTTCCGGCGGGAATAAAGTTAACGGTGCCATTCGTACCGGCGGGAGTGAAACTTACCGTTCCATTGCTGCCGCTTGGCGTGCCCGCGCTCACCGCCGAAGTCGTTACCGATCCACCCACGAATGTCGGCTGACTCACCGTCCCCGATGGTGTGACCGTCGCGTTACCGCCGGTCGTGCCCACATCGCCATTCGCGGCCAAAGTGCCCTGTAGAAATTGTCCGTTCAAGGCCGTCACCTGCGTAAAACCCGAAGGACACGCGGCATTCAAGGTCATCACGATGATGCCCGAGGGCGTTGGCGCCAACCCCGCATTAGTGATCCACGAGTCAGACACCAACCCATGCTGTTGCGCCGACGCGGAAACGGCGCACAAAAAACTCAAGGCCAAAAACCGGCAAGCCTTAATTAACAATCTGATATTCAAAACAGACTCCGTTGACGGTGACCGTGGGCATATTGATGGTGAAACTGACGCCGGAAGATTTTGACGATAAAACCGAAAAGGGAACCACGGTTGGTAAAGTATTGCAGGTTTTTGAAAGCAGCGTTCCATCGGCCCCATTTGGAGTAATGAAAATTTCGCTGGCCGATGTGACCGCCGTCGTATCCACGACGCAAGTTCCCGCCGACGCCGCCGCGTCGCAATAAATCGCGCCCGCCGAGGCCGAGCCGCAGGAAACCACGCTGGTGGCGGCCGCCGTGCCCACCGCCGCGCAATTTGTGAGCGTCGTAAGTTTCTGTGTATTCAAGGCTCCCGTGGTGTTGGGAGTTGTGGGCAAAGTCCTGCTGTCGCCTGCCAGTCCCGTATCGTGAAAGTAACAAAATTTCGCTGTGCCCGTCGTAGAAAGACTTGTAATAAGATTGCCGATAAGACCGGTCGAACTTGGGGTACCCCCGGAAGCCGTGCGATAGATGTTGTAACTTGCCACTCCCGGTTCACACGTGAACTCCACTAACTCAAAATTGCTCGAATTCAATACGGCGTTGCCGTCGGTAAAAGTCACAACTGGACTCGCCACACTCGATCCGCCGTTTCCATCCAAAGCTACAATCGCGTAACTGTAATGCGTGGAGCCGGTTGTCCCATAACTTCCTCCTATTGGCGTACTCGGATTGGCGACTTGCGACATGGAAAGCGAGGTCATTCCCGTCACGGCCGCGCCAAACGGCACCGCTCCCCCGTACGGCGCGAGACCGTTCAAGATCCACGTTCCCGCCGTAACCGAAGGAATATTGGCGTTGGCATTCATGAAGGCAAACGCGGTGGAATCGGTGGGCCAATAGTCATCGACAACATAGGCCGCATTGAGACTCGTAAATTCGCCGTCGGGACGTTCCGCGTACACGGCAATTCCCGTGGAACTATGACCCTGGCCTCCAGAGGCGTGAAATAATCCACCCACAAAAAAACCGCCCATGTCCGGGAACGATCCCGGAGGCGAATCGTCGGCAGCATACCCTTCCGCGCCGATGATGGTCGGATAACCGGCTGTCGTTGCCCCCGCGGTCCGTTCGGCGAAACCGAAAAGACCGCGAAAGGGCACATTTTGAATGACACCCGTAGCCGTTTGCAAACTGGCCGTGCCGTGCAACGCGCTGACTCCATAGTCAATCCCCGTAATCGTGGGATTGCCGGAAACGTCGAATTCGGAATACAACCCCCACCAACCTCCGGTATAAGTATCGGTATCCGTGCTTAAATCATCCGACAGAATGAACATGCCCGCCGGATCGCCTGTAGGACTGGGCCGGTTGTAAATTCCCACGGCGCCCCCATACGAGAAATTTTGAGACCCCGTGGTCGATGGATTTAGTCCAGTCGTGTTGAAAAGCACGGGCCGCGTAAACGACAGAATTCCGGCTGGACTCGCGTTGCCATTGAATTGATGCCAAATCACGTTGGTATCGACGCACGCCTGCTCCTGCCAAGTGGAGGCCGTATCCAGCAACCATTCCACGGGATTCAATCCGCTGCTGCAATTCGACGCGCTTCCCGGCGAAGGAGGCGAGACAACACCGCCCGCCGGACTATACCAATCGGTCGAAGCCGTAGTTTGTCCGGTACCCGTCGGCGTCAGACTCGCGCCCGTTCCAACCTGCATCGCCGCTTGCGTGTTGTCGCCGGACGTTAGGGTATCGAAATTCGTCGCGCCGCCGCCTCCCAAAAGATTTGCCGCCACGACCGTCGAAGCATTCAGCCACACCGTGGCCGTGCCCGAAGTCCACGCGCTCACGCAAAGCAGAAACGTGTCTCCGGCGGCCACCGCCGAGGTGAACGAACCGGCCGCCGTGATGGTCGATTGCGAGGTTTGCGAGCCGTAGGGCGTGACGCTGGTGTTGTCCGGCGTCTGGCCTTGGATGGAGATTTCCGGCTGCAAGGTCATAGTGAACGTGCCTTTGACCTTGATGCCGATGGTCGCTTGCGCCGTGGTTTCAATGACGGCGCAGGGCGAAGACGCGCTCGATAAAACGAACGGCCCCGCCTTCGACTGCGCCCAAACCGGCGGACTCAAGGCGAGAGAGAGAAACAGCACATAGATGCAGCGGCGCAGGTTCATAGAAAAATCCTTTCGGAGAAAAATCACTGGCTGGTAAAAATCGCGACGTTCAACCATGAATTTTGCGAACTGAATTGCGAAGCGGCCTTCACGGTGATCGCCTGCTCGGATTCCACGACGAGAGAAAATGTGGCCGTCCCTCCATTGGAATAGGTGACCGGCGAATAACTGGCCGCCGTGGCGTGAAATTCGGTAGTCGGGCCTACCGATCCGGTCGTGTTCGTGCCACCCGTCGCATAAACGTTCGAACCATCGCTCACCCAATATTCCACGCCGCCGGCGTTCGACGTTGTAGCTCCCACTAAGTAACTGACGAATGCACGGCATGGACATCCCGCGCTCGGCATGGTCACGCTCGTCGTCATGACCGTGGTCGGACTGCCCGCTGAAATGGAAGCGTCATTGGCGAGCGTCGTAATTGAATTGGCTTGTATCGCCACATCCACCGTGCAAGTCAGCGGCAACGTTCCACTGAAAAACAGGTGCGATCCAGCCGCGCATGTTGGAATGGTCGAAGCCGTGGGATCGGCGCTGGTTTGCCCCACTGCGATTTGATTGTTCCCCAGCGCGAGGCCGGTTATGGCGCTGCCGTTGCCTTCGTTCAACGAGATCGAATGCGTTGCCGCGCCGGAGTTTGCATCCCCCGAACCTCCCGGAACAATGGTTTGCCCGTTGACCGTGATATTGAGAACGGAGCTGCAACTCGATCCCGAAACCAAACCGGAATTTGAATCGGTACAAACCGGAGAATTCACCGCCAGTCCGTGATCGACGATGTTCCCCACGGAAATTTCCGGGCCGGGACTCGTCACACAGGGACCAATAGCCAACGCCGTCGTACCGTTCCAGACAAACATCTGGGTGCTGATTTGATTGGCAACCGCTCCAATTGTGCATCCTCCCATGGAATTCGACGGCCATGAAAATGTATGGCCTCCCGAAGCATCCTGCGCGATTTCAAACGTGATATATCCCGGCGGCGTCACTCCTACGGCCGTGAGCGGCTGCGCGCTGGCGTTGCCCGTGAGCTGCATTTCAAAAAGTTGGTTTTGCGAAGAAACGGTGAAAACCGGCGTCGCTGAGTACGCGACCACCGTGGTCAACGTCGTGCTTCCGCCGCCGATGCCATTCACCGTGTAGAGTGTCGATCCAGTTGAACAGTTTGTGCCACCCTGACTCATGACTTTGTAGGTATAGGCTTGACCGGCCGCAAGCCAGATATTCGCCGTCCCACCCGCCGAGAGGATCACTGGATTCTGATTTAAGGTTGTCCCGGTGTAGTCCGTGTAAGTGCCCAGCGGCGAAGTCGAATTCACCTGGTAAGTGAAGACGCAGCCAAAGGCGTTCGGCTGGCCATCCTGGGTATAAGAGACGAATTGGGGCCACGGGGAGATCACCACGGCGGTTTGGGCGGCGCAGAAAGTGACAAAAAGTGTCAGTAACAGGCCGGTAATAGCCAGTAAGTGCCGTAGACGAAGCGAGTTAGATGCGGGAAGATGGGACATCGGAGGAACCTATGAAAAAGATTTCGATTTCTGCTGCGTTGATCGGTTTACTCTTCTACGCGACGTTTCTTGCGGCATCGACTTACTACAAATTGGAGTGGGTTAAGCGAGTCGATCAAGACTTATACTCCGCCAAAAGCGGAACGGCCAAAGTGTTGATCGAAACAAAGTTTTGTTACGAGATCGCCATCGGCGACGATGCTACGCTGAAATACGACGCCTACTCCTACGACAATAAGATCATCTTCAACAACGATCAGAGTTGTGATGTGCAAAAAGTCATCGTCCAATGACTGATTCCATCGGCTACGAACTTATTACCGAAATCCAGCGCGAGGTCTGGAAGTGCCAGGGCGCGTGCGGGAAATTCCGCCATCGCACCGTTCGTCCCGGCATTTTGCCCGCCATTTGTTGCGGCGTTCCGGCTCGGCTTTGGGACCGCTACCTCTATCCTGAAATCGTGAACATCGAGGAACCGGTTGTTTCCCGTTCCGCTACTGAGTAACTTTCGCCGGAGCCATTCTTCGCACCATGATCGGAATTCGTTTGACTCCCGCACGCTCGGCGGCAATGGCGCGGGCGCGGCCATCCACCTCCACGATGTTGTTCTCGGCGTCTCGGGTTTCCAGTACCGGTTCAACCGGCTGACCGTTCTTGTAAGACTCAGTAAGCTTTTGAACATATTGCTCAGTTTGTTCGGGACTCATGCCGCGCGTTTGCTCACGTCCCGAAACCAAGCTCTTGGTATCCACGCCCCAGCGTTGCGTCAGTTCCGCCGGATCGGCAGTGGTCATCACGCCGCCTTTCGGAACTTCAAGATTGGTAAATGAAGATTGTGGAGCTACGCTCGCCGCTTGCGCGCCCGCTTGGGCTTTCGGAATAATCGCGCCCTCCGCGTTTTGCATGGTGCCAGCGATGACCGGTTTCCCGTTTTTTGCGACCAGCACGGTACCCGCGCCTTGCTTGATATTTTTCGTCCAGGCCGCGCCCTGCGAGTCCGCTTTCTCGAAGGCATCGACTTGTTCCGGCGTAACTTCGCCGTGCGTGTAACTTTGCCCGTTTTTCAGGACTGCCGTAAATTCCTGCGCTTCGGGATCGTACTTGTATCCCTTGAGCAGCGAAGAATCGACGGGCGTGAAGCCTTCCGGCAACTTTCCCGACGCCACGGCTTGCGCCGCCGGCTGGTTTCGCAAGGAAACGCCGCGCACCAGCGGCTGTCCGCCGGTCGCTTGATTTAATACCTCTTCAAGTTTTGCGGGCGTGACCGGCGCGGCGGGCGCGGCTTGCGGTTGTCTCGCAGCCAGCACATCGGAAAATTCCGGGCGACCCGTGGCGGGGTCGGTGACCACGGTACGGGTCGCCGGTGGCGCTTCTTCGCCCGCATAGGGAACATTCGCTTCGGTCGCATCGAATGGCTGCGCTTTGGCGGCCGCTTCCGTGCCCGCTTTGTAAACGTCGGCTGCAACATCTCCCACGTAGGGAATGCGCCGAATGGCCGCTACCGGCAACTTTTTTGCCGCGGCCGTGACGCCCGCTTGCAACGATGGATTTTTCGCTATATTGGAAACGCCTTCCGGTAACGCCTGCGCCAATTTTGCCGAAAGATTCAGGGCTTCTCCGCCCGCGGCCATTCCCGCGCCTTTCGCCAGCGCGCCGCCAACGTCTCCCGTCCCCGCTTGTTCTCCGAGCTGCGCGGCCGCCGGACCGACTAAGGGAACCGCCGCCGCAAGGCCGTGCCCCACGGCTTCGGTATAGCGTCCTTGGTTCCATAAATTTTTCGCTTTGTCCGCTTCCGCGTCGGCCGGTTTGAAAACAAACTTATTGAGCGTCGAGTCCGGCCCTTGCACCCAGTTGGGATTGTTGACGATATCGCTTCCCAGGGCGGCGGCCCCTTTGACAACGCTCTTCGCGCCTTCCCATGCGTTCGAGGCCAGATTGCCGAGAGTGAATCCATAGGCCGTTGGAAGATGCCCTTCGTCGGATTCAAGCGGCTGGATTTGACCGCCGTTTTCAGCCGCCTCTTTCAATCGCGTGACCGGCACCATGCGAACCGTGCCATCCGGCGCTTTCACGGGATGCGCCGGGACGCCTCCATTCGACACCGCATCTTTCAATGCGGAAAAAGGCACATCGCGAAGCGTGCCTTGCGGATCGTACATCGGAACTGGAGAAGCGGACATTTATTTGTGCTCGGAAAAGTTCGACCAATTGAAACCGCTCGGGTTGGCTCCGGCGTTCCCATTTTGAGCGCCCGCACCTTGATTCGCACCACCACTCAAACGTTTTTTGATGGCGGCAATATCTTGCAGATAGGACTGGTGGCGGTTCGCCATATCCTGTTTAAGCGTGTCGACCACGGCCATCGTTGCCGACATGGGCAAATTGCCGTCCGCCACGTCCTGCGCTTCTTTTTTTTGCGAATCGCTTAAGACTCCCGATCCAGTCGCCGATCCCAACACTTTGGCCACTTCCGCGGTGGCAGCTTGCCGCGCGGCATTCAGCGCAGCCATGTTGTCGGTTCCAATCATCTTGGCGGTTATCAGGCGCAGCGGCACATTCGCAAAACGCGCGCCAAGGTCGTAAATCTTCTTCGCCGTTTGCGCGTACAAATCGAGGTTGCGCAAGGCCGTGCCCTCGAAAGCGTCCATGGCATCGAATTGCTGTTGCAGCTTTTTCAGCGAACCAGTGTCGGCCTGATACGTGGCTTTGTTTGAGGCGATATTTTGTTCAGGCGCGATCTGCGCGGCGCGATTGACGATGGCCGAAGTTGTACCCGGAGAACGGGAAAATCCGGCCGGCAGCGACCCATCGGTCAAATAACGCTGGGCCGCTTGGTCCACCGCCGCCCCTTGCAACTGGTTTCCCATGACCACGGCCATCGGGCTCTGTTTTGCTTTCCAAGAAACAAAACTGGCGGGCGTGCGTTGCTCGGGGGGAAGCGTTTCGCCCGGAACTTTGGCGGCAGTGAGATAGGAATTCATTTCCTGTTGGTCCACCGGGCCAACACCCTGAACGCGCTTTCCGAATTGCGGCGATTGTGGATTGACGTTGACGAGAGTTCCGCCACCGCCTTCTTTCCAATCGCCAGCCTGCGCTTTTTGCCGCTCAACTGCCTTCGCTTGCTGCGCAGGCGAATTCGCCACCCATTGATCTGCCAACGATTGAATCATGGCCGGATTCTGCGCGATGGCTTGCTGCATCTGCGCGATTTGCTGTTTCTGTTGCGGGGCCAAACTGGGGTCGTTCAGTTCATCGGCGAGCAACGTATGCGCGAGCTGCGAATCGTACTTCGCTTGCTGCAAGGCGTAGCCGAGATTGCCGAGCGCATCGCGCCCTCCCGTCTGAATTTTTTGTTGTTGTTCTTGCAGGTTGGCGACGGAAGTTTTGTACTCGGTAATACCTTTCATCACCTGGGGAATCGCCGCCCCATGGCCGCCTTGCGCGAGCGATTGCTGCAACGCATCGGTGTCGAGCGACAGATTGCCCTGGGCGTCCGGCTTAAACGCTCCCTGGTAGGCGCGGTTCATGGCGTCCACTTGGGCATTCTGCATCTGCGCGGCCTTCACTTGCTCGGCCTGCATCTGCTGCTGGCCGGGAGCCATAGCTTGCGCTTGTTGCGTCTGTTGTTGCTGCGCTGCCGTTTGCGATTTGAGCGCGGCCACGCGGGCATATTCCGCCACTTGGTTCATCGGCGCTTGCGCGATTTGGCCGCCGAGTTCGGCGATGTTAGGAGAAACTGGAATTGCGCTCATGGAATTTTAGGACCCAAAAAAGTTTCCTACTTGTTCCCCAAGACTGGAACTGCCGGTGGTATCGAGATTGCCGAGGCCCGACGTGAGACCCGACGCCATGCCGCCGGCGGCGTTCGACCAGGCGTTCGCCGATCCCATGATTCCCGCCGCCCGCGCCGCCGCTGCGTTGTTGATCTGACCCGCTTGTTGCGCCCCGCCCGTAAGATCGACATTCGCCAGATTCTGCGCCCCGGCCTGCCCGAGTTGCCCCATGGTGGCCGTGGAAGACAATCCCGCGCCCGTGCCTCCCATGAGTGATTGGTAATTCGCCATGTAAGAGTTCAGCGCATTTTGGTAAGTCTGTTGATAGGCCGTCTGTCCGAGATTCTGGCCATATTGTTGGAGGGCTTTGCCGGTGTTACCCGACATGAGCGTACCATTGGCCGCGGCGTTTTCATTGATCGCATTCGTTCCTTGTTGTAACTGAAATTGATAACCGGGCGTCTGCTCGGCCTGGGCCAGTGTGGGAGCCTGAAAACCGTTCGAGAGCAGAGTATTGAGACCACCCGCGGCCGTCTGGCCGAGCTGCTGGTAGGGCTGTTCGGCGGCAACATTGGCGGCCGTGGCCGACGCTTGCGAGCCTTGCGCCGCCTGCTGGTTTTGCAATTCGAGCTGTTGCGCTTTTTGCGCGGCTTGCGACTGGACATTCGCCGCGCTATTGGCCGCACCCGAGCCTAAAATCCCACCCACCAACGATCCAACGACGCTCATAAAATTATTCCGGTTTGGAAATTCCTAGACATACCTGGTCGCGCAAAACACCATCTCGAAGTCGGCTTCGTCGGTTGACGCCATAGACCACGCATCCCGCGCGCATGGCAAACCGAATAGCCCGGCGGTTTTCCTCGCAAATTTCGCCGACAATCCGCGCCGCCTCCGTGTTCGTCCACATCCACCCCAGCATCCGCCGGAAACCCGATTGGGCTCGTTCTCCGTAACTGCGCGGCAAGAACCCGAAATGGGCCTTCCAGCACACCCAGGTGTCGGGGATGAAGATGCCGAAACCGAAAGGCCCTTTTTCGTCCCGCGCAATGAGATAGCGAACAAGTTCGCTTTCGATGGGCCGCCATTGCCTCGGATCGCGATGGAAATCGTCATAGATATGCGGAAAAATCGAAGGATCGGTGGCAAGTTTTTGAATGAGCGCCCAATCGCGGGTACGTTCGATGACAATCAGCCCGTCTTCCACCAGTTCGTCCCGTCGCTTTTGATCTTCAAATAACTGCGGGCGGCCGTGAGCGTCAGCGCTCCGCCTTGCACGCCGTTCAACGTGAAAGTATTGCCGTCCGCGGAAGTCTTCACATAGGTGATTTCTTTGCACTGCCCCGATTGGCCGGAAGTGTTCACGCCAGCCGGTGGCACGGTTTCCGCGTAGCTACCTTTCGAGCTATCGACTTCATAGAGCGGCTGAAGCCCCTGCACTAAAAGCAGCCACTGATGGTCGGTCTGCGAAACGTTCGACCCTTGCGTCGTCGGCGGCGGCGGAAGATAGAGAGTGGTGGGCATCGCCGTTCGCTAAGATCAGGCCGCCAACTCCAACTCAAGGTATGCATCCGCGATTCGCAGCGGAACCGGGTCGGTCCAAATTACTTCCCACACTCGTTTGCGTCCTCTGCCGAGCATCCGCTTGATGACTCGCTTGTTGTACTTCCCGATGTCTCCCAAACTCAACGTGTAGGTATTCGACCAAGTTTTTCCGGCGTCGTTTGACCAGCGCAGCATGAGTTCGGCTGGCCGCGCGTTGCCATCGCCATCGATCAGCGGCGGCTTGCCATAAACTGCGGTCCACATGGCAATGTCCGCCGCCGAAACTCCAAGGCCAACTTCGGCGTCGATTTCCAGTTGCTTGAAGTACACCCACTTGTTGTCTTTGGCGGTAGTCGGCGAGCGGCGATAGCCGCGAATCATGTTGCCGAAGTCGGTGCAGAACTGAGAGGACAACTGGTACACCGTGCCCGACGCCCAGTCCCCGACTAAGTGAATCCCAAAATTTAAGGTGTGGCAGACCGCCCGGTCCATCAAGTACGTGCCGTTGATTGCCTGCCAGAAGCCGCGCTTGTGCCAGTAGCTGGTCAAAATGTCGTAGGCCCAGCTCGCGCCCGCCGACGGGAAATCGAAGATGATGAAGGTGTGGCCGTACTCCTGATAGGTCCAGGCAACGGCGTCGGAAGTCTTTGCGTAGGTTTGCCACGCCAGTTCGACGGCATGAGTCGAAATTCTTTGGCCGCCGAAACTGCCACTCGAAAGCATGGCGACGAGCGATCCACGTTCGTCTTGAGAGAGCCAGGCCACCGCGTTTTCGGCAACCTGGGCAATCGCATAGGTGGCGCAAGAGCCGGTTTCAAAGAATGCGCCGGAAATGGGAATGAAAACCGGGAAGCCCGCCCCGCCGTTGTAGTACCACACCGTCTTTTTCGCCGACGAGAACTGAATGGTGCGGGCGTTCACTTTCATGCTGACGATGTTGTCGGGGAAGTAAGAAAGGGTGGCGATGTTCAGTCCGTTCCACACGGTTGCATCTTCCAAGTTCGATTGCTGAAAGGTGTGGGAGTTCTGAATGGTCGCGATCACGTAGCCGTCGCAGAAATCGATTTGCGCAATCGGCCCGTTGAACTGCGACATGACCACCGGGTAGAGGACGTTATTCCCCACCGCCGAAATATCCACTTGGAAATTGCCGTCACCCGATCCGGTCGAAACCGCGGTAGCGATGCCGGCGGAAACGACGTTTCCCGAGCCTGGCGTGAAGGCGAAAGTCGCAACCGCGCCGCCGACGCCGATGGTCAGCACTTCATAAGTCGAGCCGGTGCCATCGATCAGGCCGAGATCTCCCGGCGCGTAGCCTAAGCCCGCCGCGCCCGCGTGGATGTTCATGGCGGTGATCGCGCCCTGGAAGGTCAGCACGAAGAGATTCCCATTATTCAGGATGACAAGCTGCGATTCGTTCGCCGTCATCATGGTCGGAGTCACTGGGGCGCCACCGAGCGAGCCGTAGTTGGCGATCACGGCGCCCGACGCCGAGAGTTCGTAGAGATTCGAGCAGGCGGCGAAGGTTCTGCCGTTGACGCTGAAGAGCCCGGGCACGGAGGTTTCCCCGGCGAGCTGGGCGAAGACTCTCCGGCCAGGCGTGTGCAGTAAGGCAATCGGAGTTTTCGCGCCGGAGGAGCCCGACTGCTCGCAGTATGCGTTCATGCAATCTTCATCGTCGATGTTCGGCGATTGCGATGTGTAAGTGGGACCGCAGAAGCCCCAGTTGCCAGGCATACTATAATGGCCTCATGAAAATCTGGAACCAATGGAAACCGGCGGCCACTCTTTGGGGAATTAACATGTTGGGAATTTTCCGAACCGAACATTCCTACGGTTTTTGTTTACTTGGATTCGTTTTTGAATGGATGCGCCCGGATTACGCAAATAAGGATTTCCCTATGTTTGAACCGAAAACGCCGCCACCCCCGCCCAAGTGCGATTGGGTTTTTGTTTTAGAAATGAATGGACCCTCGGCACTACAGGAACGAGTCGTTACCGAGCTCAGCGAAGAAGATTTACGACTGAACTCTCAAGAATTTCTCGATAAATTTGGGCCGCCGATGATCCGGCGATTGCAAGCGCAACTGTATACACAACGGATGAAAGCTACTGCGGACGCCCGCCCGGATAGTTTCCATACGCCCAATTGAAATCCTGCTTCTGCCCGCTCGGCTTCGCTTGCGGCATTCCAAAATCCTGCGTATTCATGCGCGGACTTTTCGCGTTGTTGCCAAACACCGCTGCCCGCGCCTGCAACGCCTTCGCATTGAGCGCCGGATTTTCCGGGCGGTTGGAGCCGGGAAGAATGTCCTCGGCCAAGGTGAGCATTAAGGCATTGCGGTATCCCGGCGGCAACGTCCCCGGCCCCCCCGGCCCACCCAAGGGATCTTGGATGGAGACGAATTGCGAGACCGTCTGCCAAAACTGCAACCGCACCTGCCGCGCGATGTTGCACACCGGCCAAAAATAGAGCGATCCGTCGGGATTCGTGGGGTCGTAGTAAAGATCGGTGGGAACGTTCGTTTGAATGTTTTTGACTTGCTGCGCCGCCCACCATTGCCGGTCGCGAATATTGATCGGCAGATCGACCAAACTGGGCGACGCCGTATTTTGCAAAAGCAACGCCGCCGATTCGACGCGCACCGGGCGCGGCTGGCCGTTGGTCGAAAACGTCGCTAGGCCGCTCGGCCCGATGGTATGCGGACTCAAATTCGGCACCAAGTCGTAGACGTTGAAGGCGTACGACCACACGTAGGCTTGCTTGGCCTGCCAGGTGTCCACCAGGTTGTTGAATTTGCGGAAGGCCCACTGCGCTTCGTCGGGGCCGGGGTTTTCTCCGGGCGCGACCGCGCCGATCTCGATCAAGGCATCGCGAACGATGTCGTAGACCTTGTAGGTCAACGGAGCCGGAGGATTCACTGGTGGAGAGATGGGCATGGGGTTAGTTAACCTGCATCCACTTCGTCGAGCGCGGCCAATTCTTCCGCCGACATCTGCTCTTCGCGCTTCGGTTCCGCGCCGACGGGAGCCGCTATGCCCGCCCGGTTGACTTTCGAGTAATCGTGGCCCGGCGAAGGCTTTAATTTGAATTCCCGCTTGAGCGCCGCTTTTTCTTCTTTCTGATTGTTTACCTGTAACACGCGCCCGGTCTCATGGTGATAGAGCATTTTCGGATATTCATTCTGCGGATCGTGCGGATTGTAGTTGCGGCGCGGCGGATTGTTAATGTCGGTGATTTCCACCGTGGGCTTATCGACGGTGAAACTGTTGCGAGTGGGAGTGACGGTGGACATAGGTTCCTCGGAAAAGTTTTCGAGACTGGATTGTTGTTCTAGAAGCTGCGCGCGAGTGGCGGCGTCGCGCGGCACACCTTCCAAATCAAAGGCGAGCGGCCAGCGCTCGCGGCGCGGTTTCGCGGTCGATTCATTGAGCGGCATCTAAAAAAACGGGAGCCGGGCCAAGTTCGACCGGGCTCCCATCTCCACTCAATAAAATGCAGCGTACGGCCCTTGCCCCGTGGTATAGGCGACGGAGGGCGTAATCGTCGATGGAATGGTACCGAACGTCTGTCCCGTGTAAATCTGGGTCAGAAGTCCCGCATTGCCGTCGGCGGTGACGATCAAGTTCAGGGTGTCGGAACTGTTCGACGCCTGCGAACACGCCCAGTACCGCGCCGGTCCCACGGCAAAATATTTTGCCGTGAAAGCATAGGGCGCGTACTGGCTTTCGTTGCCGGACGACGTCGCGGTGCTGGCACTATGGGCCAACAAATTCCCCGACGCATCGTAAAGAATGGCGTTGCGATTGCCATTGCCCGCCACCGTACCTTGCAAAAGCTCCAGCCCGGTCAACAGTTTGTTGAAGGGCAAATCGGCTTCCACGCAGTACATGCTGGTGTTGGTGGTGGCCGTCGAAGTCCCGACCCCGGTCAGCACACTGCCCCCCGGCGAAGGCGCGAAAACCACCGTCGGAGAAAGCGGCGCGTTGACGCCGTTGACCCACACGCCACCCAAACAATCCGAAATTACCGAATTGTCGATGTCGATATAGGGCAACACGCTCGACTGCGTGCGAGTGCAACTTCCATTGGGGTATCCCACGGGATTCTGAAAATAAAAATACGAGGGGGGCCCATACCAAACCACGGCGCCGTTGGCGTGCGTGCTGACCCGCGACGTGGGCTGGCCGCGCGTCACGGAAACTGTAGTGGAAGTCACGGCATTCACAAAGTCCGCTTCGCCGTCGATATAGAGCATCGTGCTGTTGGCGGTGATGCCCGAAGTCGATGCCAGACGAAAAACATTCGATTGCGAGTTGGTGGACGTGATGGCCGCCGTAAGCGTGGTGAAAGGGATGATGGTTTGCCCGAAGGACAGGGACGCCACAAGGAGCAAACCGCAGAGAATCAGTGAAAGTTTCAGAGTGTTTTTCATGATGGTGTCTCCGGGATATCTCAAAATTGAGATACTAAGCCGGAATCTCCTTTAAGCTCCCAGCAACCCTACAACGGCGTTGTCCTGATACAGGTTGCCGAATCCGCCCACGGTATCGAAGCGGTTGATCTGCAATGAGCGGTAAGCATCCCATGCCTTGACGAAGCGCACCGGAATGCCCGTTTCCTTGTCTTCCGCCTGGGAACGGGCTTCCACGGCCTTCGGCAAGTAGAAACGCATACCGACAATGGCGAAAGCGAACGGCGTAAGAGCCAAACCTACCGTCCCAATTGCGCCGTTGGGATTGGCCGTACCGGGCCAAAGCGTGAGGGCCGCGCCGTTCACCGGCAAAGCGTCCACGTTTTGGTATTGGCTGTGTCCATCGGAACTGTTGGCATCCGGCCCATAAATCGCGGGCAGGATAGTGATGGTGTCGGCCCCGCCGGTCAACGTGAAGTCCTGCGTCACGGTGAACGTCTGCGGAGTGAGAGGGCCGGGAGGACGCCGGGAACGCGGGTTGACGAAATTCACGTTGGCGATAGAAAACTTGTCGCCCTGTTTGAGAGTGTCGCCATTGGTACCAGTGACGATCAATGAAGTTCCGCTTTGTCCGGCTCCGGTGACGGTGACCGCATTCTGCCAGGTTCCGGCGGTGTGAGAGTAGAGGTTCTGCTCTTCAAACACGTCGAACGTTTTCAGTTTTCCCATCGACCCTTCCTTGAAGGCTTCCGTGATCGCATCCGAAGGCTGGAAGAGTGAAGTCACGGGAGTATTGATGGAATTAGTCTGCATGGAAGACGAAATCAGGGCCGCGCGTTTCTTCGACAGGTACGAACCGGCCTTTTGCAGCAAGCGGGCGCGCGCCTGGTCGAGAAACACGATGGACGTTGGATCGGTACCGAGCGAACCGACGATCTGGCTGCAATTGTTCTTAGCGAACAAGGCGGCCCGAGAGTCCCATTCGTTCGCCAACTGCACACCGGCTGGAGCTAGGTACTGTTCGCGAATTTCCTCTTCCGAGCGTTCGGCTTTGACGGCCGCTTCGTAATCGTCCCACTGGAAGTCGATGCCGAAAGGCTCGTCCAGGGAAATCGTGGTCGAAATGCGATTGATGCCTTGCGGGTTGTATCCGAGTGCGTTGCGGATGGTGAACTGTTGCGGAAATTTGACTTGGATCGTGGTACCGACCGTCCACGCCTTTTGGTAGTCTTTTTCCCAATCGTGATTGAAATATTCGGCAATCTTCAAGGCGTTCTTGAGATTGCGTAACACCTCCATGGAAATCCATGAAGTGTTTAGAAATAAGTTGGCCACGGGTTATTTTCCTTTGAGGCGCGCGAGTTGCCTTGCGTTTTCCACCCGCATATAGGTCTCGGTGTCGCCGTCTTCTATGGCTTGAGCCACCGTATCTTTCGATACCGCACCGGTCCCGGAGAGCTGGTGCGGAGGGCGGGAAGCCTGGGTGACGGGTTTTGCAGAAGAAGAAACGGAAGCGCCCGAGGAAGCGCCCAGCGTATGGGCAATCACGGCAAGACGCGACACTTGCTCGATAGGATTGAGCAAATAATTTTGGCGCGCGTCGCGCGCGAAAATTTCGCGGATAGCCGGATCGCCGATATTTTTGGCGACGTGATACAGCACTTCGTGGCCTTTCGGCGAATTCAAAATAAAGCCGTCAATGGGCGACTTCGCGGCGAAGAAAAGCACATCTTGCCCGTGTTCGTCTTTTTCGGCGATGGCCGAATTGACCACTTCGTCGTAATCGGGAAAAGATTTGCGCACCTGCGCGATTCTTTCATTGACCACTTGCTGAATTTGCCGGTCGGCCTGCGATTGCTGCTGTTCACGCTGGGCTGCGACCAGCGATTCCTGCGCACGACGCGCCCCCTCTTCCAACAGCCATTGGTCCCGCGCCTCTTCATAGTCGGCGTAGGACTTGTATTTCGGTTGGTTGGTTTTGGGGTCGACGTCGTCGATCTTCGGTTTGGCTACGGTTTTCGGCTTCGGTTCCGTTGCGGGTGGCGAGACCCGCTCACTTTCACGCTGCGGTTGCTCGGTTTGCCGGATCGAAGTCTGCCGCGCCAATTTTTCGCGCAGTTCGCGGTTTTCTCGGGTGATTTTCTGCCAGCGGCTTTCGCTGGAGGCAGGCGTTTTCTTCTGCGGTTTGGCGGGTTCCGAGCCCGCGGCGGTTTCGGATTCACCGGGCGCGGCCGACTCGCCCTCTTTCACTGGCGGAACTTCCGGTTCTTGCGGTTTTTCTTTGATTTTCGCCGATTTTCGCCGATTTTCCTCGCGAATCTGGCGGGGATCCGGCGTGGAAGCGGAAGGCATCTCCCCCGTCAGACGATACTTTTCGTCCGTGGGAAGAAAATTCGACTGCGATTCGGAAACGGCCGGGGTTTCCTCGGTAACGGCTGGATAAGGCATGAGATTGTCCTTGTTTTTTTTGCGCTTAACGCCGCGCGGGCGAAACTAAACTTGTTGAGGCTGAGACGGTTGAGATATTGGAGATGGCTGCTGGTTTTCCGCTTGCTGGGCCGCTAACGTCTGCATCTGTTGCGCTTGTTGCGCCTCATGCTGATGTTCCATAGCCTGCAAGGCAACATCGTGAGCGCTCGAATGATTCTCTTGCCAAAATTCCTTATACATCTGCACCCGTTCGCTGTCGCTTTGCGCCTTGGCGGAAATTTCGGCGAGCAGCACTTTGATGTCGTTGGCGAGCTGGGCACGCTGATTGTCGCCGTCTTCCTTCATCTGTTGGAGCAGGAGTTTGGTTTGCTGTTCGAGAATCTTGCCCGCGTGCTCCATATGCAGCGCCGCCGCTTCCTGTTGCGCTTGCTGCAATTGCGCCTGTAGGGCTTGCATGGCGGCCTGCGCTTGCGGCGGCAGGGCGGCTTGATCGACGGGCGGCGGATCGAACACGTCGGCGATCTGCTTGCCGATGGGGCCGAGCGTGGGACGCATCCGAATGGCCAAGGCTAGCACTTTGGCCGCGGGCGTTCCAGGCTGGGGAAGATTGGCGATGTTCTCGGTCAGGGAATCGACAAATTCATCCTGTTCTTCCCGTTCCGATTGATAACTCGGCCCGGTCGAGATCGTCACGTCGAATTCGCCTTTGCCGGTGTGGAGATGGTTCGCGTCCAATCCTTGTACTTCATAGCTGCCATCTTCGCCCAGAGGATGCGAGGTGTTGCCCACGAGCTGCATCGTGGAACGCTTGCCGTCCGGCTGTGAAATGGGCATTTCGCGCTGGGTGTCGAGGATCGGGGTAATCAGTTCATTGATCTGCCAGCCCATATTGTGCAGAAAGCCGTTCTCGTAGCGGTCCACGAAATGAAAGCTGCCCAGCGACTCCATATCGTCGATTTTTTCGAGAGCCACGCCGGATTTCTGGTTTCTGCGCTGGGCGGCGTCCGGCAACGGCGTGATTCCCATGCCCGCTTGAATGGCGCGGGCGGCGGCGTCTTTGGCGATTTCCCAGATTTGAAAATTCGGAGCCCACTGCGGACGCTGGGGCGGTGGCAGAACGTTCTGCCCCGTGGCGTCGATTACCGGATCGTATTGCAGGTAAGCGTGAGGAACTTTTGTGACTTCATCCCACGCTTCCTTGTCGGACTCAAACTGGCCTTTCGCGCCGACAAACGGACTTTTCGGAATCTGGCCCGCTTCTTCACATTCACCGGACGCCAGGTAATCGAGCAGCATCTGCGGATCGCGAGCAAAGCGCACCATGGAAAGCAGTTGCCGTTTGGCCGTGCCCCCTTCGGTTGTCCAGCGTTCCGGGCCTAGACATGAAATTATTGGGACCCGGCTTCCATCCCACGGAACCTTGTCGAGAATTTCCAGGCCGTTCGTCATGTACTGGAAAACTTTTGGGAGCTCGACTTTGCGTTCCCGCTTAATCTCGCCGCGCGCGCCTTTTTCCTTCGCCAGCTTCCAATCTTCTTCGCTGAAAATCTGCGGGCCTTGCGCGGTTCCGATCAAGAACAGCGTCTTGAAACTCGACTGGATTTTCCAGTACTCCGCCCGCTGCACATACTTTTCCTTAATCCAGTCGGTGATGGTCGTGTCGCTCAAGTCCTGGTCGCCAAAATCGGTGATTCGCGCGCCGGGGTATTCGAGCTTGAATTGCGCCTTCGGCATGAGATCGAGGAAAAAAGCGTCGGGAATGTCGCTGGCGTTCGGCTGTTTGTAATAGGGCGAGAGCAAGACGCTATCGGGATTCGCCACCGGCTTAATGAGAATCTCCATGTCGAAACTGGAATCGTCTTTGTAGTCGGTGCGAATCAGCGCAAAACCGTAACTGCGTTCTGTCATCGACTGGAACGCCGACAAATAAATGGGTTGCGCTTGCGAACGCTCTTCGATCCCCATGATGGCCGCCGAACGCTTTTCGGCATCGGCGTCGTTCGCGCCGTTGCCTTTGGGAATGGCGGTGATGGCCCGCTTCGATTTGCGGACGTTGCCGTTGATTTGGGCGAGAAACTGATTCAATTGATCGAGATGGATACAAGGACGGCCCGAGCCTTTGCGGGCGTCGCGATCTTCGTCCGTCCACGGGCCTTCGGTCGAAATGGCCCGCATGTCACTAGCTCCCTCATCCCTGATTTCACGCCAGGCGTCGCGATAATCCTTGTAGGCTTCGCGAATTTCTTTGGGAGTTGGATCGGACATTTACTGAACCAAGACGCCCTTCATCGCACAGCGCGGACACTTCGCCGCTTCCTCGATAACCCAGCCCGCCAGACGGGCCGCCGCATAACCATCTTGTTCATCCCAGACGCGGAACAGTTCTTTCCGGGGGCACTCGGCGCATTGCAATCGTATGGATGCCCGCCCCGGCACATGGTCGGGGCAATACGTGCGCGTCACGCCATTCCGTTCTTCCCAGCGCCAACCCGCTTGATGCGCCATCTTCTGCGCCTGCGGACGTTTAGCGGCAGGAAACTTTGCGGTCAGCGTACATTTCGTGCAAATCAGTTCCAACACGCCGCCCGCTTTTTCGTGCTCCTTGGCTTCGATGGCCTCGGAAGCCAACCGCGCCAATTTGTATTCCTCGGTTTCCACTTCACCGACCTTGAAAGGCTGCGGGAAATGAGGATTTTTGGGATCGATCACATCCCATTGCTCGCGCTCGGCTTTTTCCTTGATTTCCCGCTCGTACACATCGAGCGGTTTGGCCACAAAGCCGAGATGCGGCTTTAAGGCTTCGTAGGCGATGCGGCGCTGCTCGGGCTTGGTGGACATGAGCAGGCCGCGAAAAGAATCGTGCGTGCGATAGAGCGTCGCAATCTGGGCGAAAAGAAGCGCGTCGTGGATGCCGCCGAAACCGAGTTTCTTTAGCTCGTGATTGATCTTCTGGCGTTCGTCGAGAGAAATGGACATTTACTCGGTTTCTTCCTCTTCCGGCTCTTCGTTCTCTTCCCGCGCTACGTCCTTCGCGGCGTGGCCCAGAATCCCCAGGTGCTCGCCGATGTGCTCCATCATATTGCCATGGGTGGAACTTTCACCGTGGGCATCGAACGGAAACGCATGGTGCGTCTGTTCCTGAAACGCGCCCGAGGGCGAGTTTTTGGCGGCGCTCGGCATCATGTGGTGGTGAACGGTGTGGCCGGTGACTTCATTTTTTGGACCGCGATGGATTTCAATTTCCATGCGATGGATCTTGTGCGGAGCGGCTTGTTTCATGGCGGCGGAACCTTTCTTCATGCGCCCGAGGGCGGGATTTTCGTGCAATTCGGAATTCATTTTGTCCTTTTGCGCGGCGGTGAGCGGCGAGCCGGACGATTCGAGGTAGTGGACTTGACGGGGGGTCCAGGGCATCAGCTTGGCCCCATTCCGCCGGTGACCGTCACCACGGCCACGGCAACAATCCCAACATCTCCACTGACAACGAAAACATAGTAGACGTTCGCGCTTCCCGGCGCGGTATAGACGCCAGTCGATTGATTAATCGTGCCAGCCGTACACGCCCACGTCACGTTTTGAGTTGGAGTGCCGGTCAAGCTGAAGGTAAAAGTCTGGGTCGCGCTTGTGCTGATGGAAGCAGTTGCGGGGCTGATGACAATCGCCGGAGTGACGGCGGAATTGCCTAAAGTGATTGTGTACGGCCCAAAACAAGTGACCGTATTCTGAATGCAGACGGTGTAATCGTATTTTCCCGGCACCGCCCAAAATCCGATATTTCCCTGCGCATCTCCCGTTCCCTGGCAGCCCGACGGTTGCGGATCGGGCGTATCCTGCGCGCCGTTGGGACAAGCCACGGCGCTCGAGGTATAGGTTGTCGCGTAGTTCGTGCAAGGCACCTGGTTCGCGGGAGAATTGCAAACGGCGAGAATTGGAGCGTTCGGCGGAACGTTGGCGACCAAAAACGGCGTGGCGTATGCGGACGAAACGGAGGGAAAAGGCGCGGAATAACGCACAATCTGCGCGACCGTGGGACTGGCGTGGACGAAGCTGCAGGCGAAAAGCAACAAGCCGAGCGTCAAAACGGCAACCGTAGGATGGGCCAAAAAGCGTTTCATGATTTTTTCTCGAACTTCACGCACCAGCCAGTCAGATAAATGGGATCGGCGACATGCTGGCAGCGCGTACCCTTCATCGCTTCGATCACATACTCGCAGTTGGCACAAGCCTGGCCGACATGCTCACTCACGCGCTCGTACTTCACTTCTTTGTGCGAGAGTTTTTCGTCTTGAGGCAATTCGGCCATATTGCAATCTTGCCGGGGCTCCCGTAAAGGAGGCAGGAAAACGGAAGCCCCGGTTCAGCGCCATTGGAGATCGTCATGTGTGCGCTGAGATATGTTTAGGTGGCGACGATGCCTTTCACGCCGTCAGTGGCGGTGCCACCGCTGACCCAAGTCTGGGCCTTGGTGGTCGCATCGCCAATCGCAGTGACATTGAACACACCGCAGGTTGAATCCAAACAAAGCAGTCCGCCGGCATTCGCCACAGCGTGCAGAATCGCGCCGATGGTCGTGCCCACGCCCGCGATGAAATTACAGCCCTTGAAAAACACGAAGCGGTCGAACGATAGAGCGGTTGCCGCCAACAGACCGTACGCATTGCCGTCGCTCGACCAAAAAGGAAACGTGCAATTCTCGAAGATTGTCCGGGCCGCGCCATTTTGCACTTCCACCGAAGCATTCGCCCCAGTGCGCTCGACGGTATCGAGACCGATGTTGCAATGGTTAAAGTAGTTTTCGTCAGCGGTAATCAGAATGCTGCGCGAAGCGGCGCTGGTCGCGCTGATGGCGTCGCCCATACCTTCCCCATCGCAATTGACGAAGGCGTTGCGTGCGCCTGAAACCGTCAGACAGATCGAAGCCGCAACGCCAGCGGTGAAACCCTGAAACCAGCTCAGATTTTGGAACAAGCAGCCGTTGCCGGATATAACGAAGAAATTGGCGAAAGCGGCCTGCGCTGCGCCCGCATAAGGAGCAATGCGCGCGCGCTGCGATATCGCCGAAGGAGCGCAGACACCAAGCAGGTGCGCGGCATTCTTGGCCCAGGTAAAAGTATTCGACAACCGCGCCGAGCCTGTCGATGCACCGTTACCAATCAGAACCAGCACGTCGTTGAAGCCGCTGCGAAGTAGGTTGTAGCCCGCGCCGAGCGTTTGCACCGGGCCATGGCCACCCGGCGTGGTCGCGGGAGTCTGGCCGTCGTTGGTATCGAGTCCATTGACCGGGTCGCAATAGAAAACGTTGCCGGTGGTGGCCGCAAGGCCCGCTTGCGCGAGGGCCGCATTGATGGCATTGATGGTTTGGTTGGTAAAAGCTCCGAGAGGGATAGAAGTTGAGAGTGGCATGGCCGTTGTTCCTTGAGTTGCGCGGGCTCTGGGGGCGTCACGGTAGATTCCGGTTCGCCGAGTCCATTAAGTCCGTTACTTCGAGAGAATCCTATTCGCTTTGGCGCGAATTTTCGATGCCGAACTAGATGACAGCTTGCCGCGTTTGACCATCTGGGTGGCGCGTGCTTTGGCGTTCGCGGCATGAGCCTTATCTTGAACCGGATACTTGCGCGATCCCGGCAAGCCGAAGGCCCGGTCGGGCAGCGCATTGCGAGTTTTCGCTTTCAATTCAGACATTTACATTGTCCCCATCATTCTCTGCCGAAGAAAATTTTGGTTCCCCATTTGCGGCGTGGCCCGCATCTGATTTTGGACGCCCATCTGCGGCGTCTGTAAATTCGACTGCATATTTGGCTGCATATTTGGCTGCATCCCTGGCGCTCCCATGGCGTTGCCGGGTGAGGTATTCATCATCCCCGGTGCCATCGCGCCGCCAGCCTGCGCTGGAACGTTAGCAACCGGCATTCTAGGTTGAGATCGCATTAAAGTGTTGCGCGGATCGCCGCCAAAGGCCCGGAGACCGGCAACGTTGTTCTGTGGAAGCGCTAACGGCATGGCAGACATAGATTTAACCCCAGGCGGAATGGCGAACCGAACGCGAAGCGGATGGTTGAGACTTCCGCTTGGGCGCGACCGGCATCGCGAAGGTCAACGCCAAGGCATCGCCATCGTCCGGCGAACTGGAATCGGCGGCCCCCAATTTCTTCAGACGTTTTTCCATCAACTCTTTCGATTCCAGTTTCACGCGCTGCTTCAAATCCGAGACCAGCATCGGCTTGGCGAGATCGGCGGAAAGTCCAGGGTCTTTGTCGATGGCCCCGCCATCGAGAAGCCACTGCCGCATGTTGCCCCACATTTCATCCCGGCGGTACACGTACTTCGGATTGATGGCATCCTGACCAAAATTGATTTCCATCACGTTCTGGTGGCCCAGGGCGCGCAAGCGGGCGGCAATCGGTCCCGCGATCCCGGCGGAGTCGATGAACATCATGGTCACTTTCTCGCCGCCGTAGGTTGTCGCGAGAACATTGGCCAGTTTGGCGATCATCACCTGCGGGTTGCGGGTGAATTCGCCTTTGACTTTGATCGGGGGAATGGAACGTGCGTCGTTGCCGCGGCGAAACCGGATTACGTTGTCGTCCGAGCCGCCCCATGCCAAATCGACGCCGACAACAAGCGGATCGTCCGGCAAAAGATGAATCGGCACCACCTGCGCGCGAGAGATCGTATCGAGATCGATGAATTGGCCGGCCGAACCTTTCGGATAGAGACCGCGGGCGCGAACGCGGAAATAGTCGGAGTCTTCATTGCCTTCGCATTCGGCGAGCCAGGACTGAATCTCTTCCAGGTCGCAACCTTCCACGTCCCGCGAGTCGATAATGCGCTGGGTCCAGCGTCCGCGCTGGTTGCCGAACACGGACTCGTAAAACGGCCCGGTGTTCAGCGTGGGGTTGCCGATGGCGAAAAAAATCTTCTCGGTGTTGGCGTCGGTCAAGGCGCCGTTCGTCACGCGATAGATTTCTCCGGGAATTTCGCTCGCTTCCTCGAAACCGAAGAACATCCGGCGTCCCGAATTGTGCTTTCCGGCGAACGCCTGCGCGTTTTCCATCGACCACGGAACGAAGTCGAGCCGCCAGAAATCGTCGTGCACCGGATCGACGGCCTTGATCGTCTGCGCGTTGACTTGAAACCAGTGGGTATTAATGGCCAGGCGAAACCAGCGCGCGAATTCCGGCTGCGTCGTGCCCGTGAGCTGGCGTTCGGTGTTGGCCGTGATGCGCGTCATCGCGTCGAGATACGTGGATTGCGCCCACCAGGAAAGAAAGGCGAGAAGCGTGGTTTTACCGGGGCCGTGGCCGGAGCTGATGGCCCGGCGGTAGGTGGTATATCGCGTTTCCGGATTTTGCAGATGCGCGCCGAGCAAATCCAGTTCTTCGCATTGCCACACCCGCGGCCCCTTGAAGTTCGACAGTTCATTCTCGCCCCATGGAAAGCCGTACATCACGGCTCCCAGCGGGTCCCAGCGAAATTCCGCCAGGCGCTCGCGAAGCTCCTGTTCGCAGTCGAGACTATTTGCCAGCGCGGACACGCGCCTCCGCTTTCTGCATGGCCAGTTTCATGCCTTCGCCGAGAGTCAAGGTGGCGTTCACTTGTAGAGGTTGATCGTGGAGATGGTTCACGGTATCGACGGGGCGGCCGAGATCGCGATCATCCAGATATTCGAGGGCCTGCCGGAGATCGGAAGTGTGGCCAAATTTTTCCGCCTTCTCCATCGCGATTTCAATCAATCGCACCCACTTCTCTTCCGCCTTGACCTTCGCCTTGATTTTGCGGGCGACATTGGCATCGACAGGACGTTCCGTTTTGCGCCGTCCCGCATTTTCTCGTTTTCCGCCTCGGGGCATCGGTATAGGGAAAATTAATTCAAAGAATCAAACCTAATCAAAGCCCAACTCCCACCGCTACCAGCTCATCAACCTGCTCTTCGCGCAGCTTCGCGTATATCAAAGTGTTGGCGCCATTGACATGGCCCGCGCGCCGCTGCACCGCGTTAAAGGGAAGAGTTTCAATGAGATGCGTACAGATGGAGTGTTTCAGGATGGTGGTTTTCGCTTTGTGGCGGGGGAGTCCGGCGGCGAGAGCGAGGCGAACGAGATGGCGCCAATAGGTCCATCGCGATCGCGGATAGAGTCTTTGATTTGGAGAAAGATTCAAAACCACTTTTTCAAGAACCTGGTGCTCATTGAAGAGTGGATCTTCGTGCTTGACAAAACGCTGCACACAGGGCTCCGATCCCTTACCACGGGAGTAGCGCACAAAACCGTCGGCGAGGTTATTCCCTGTGAGATGAACCATTTCGGAGTTGCGGCCAGCGTGCCAGTACTGAATCAGCATGAGCACATACACGGGAAAATCCGCGTCCCGCGCATGCGTAAAAAGCGTGCGCAATTCTTCGCGCGTGAGTGAAATCGGCTGCGCCGCGCCTTTTGATTTTCGCTTCATTATTCAAAAAGAATCAATTTTTGCACCCGAACAACGTCTTGGTGCAGGCCGCGCGACTAGATCACGCGCGTAAAACGATGCCGCGTCACGGCATCGCAGCCATCGCAATACAGCGCCGGCCGCAATTGAGAATCCCACGGTTGTCCCGTTCCCCAAGCGCGCAACGTTTTACAGTCGATGCAGCTCCAAATTTGCTGGTCGCGCTGGGGTAATTGCTTTTGTAAATTGGCCCCACAATGTTCGCAAATTTGAAAATTGAAGCTGGTCACAAAACTCACGCGAGAGTCGAGTTGTTCAATCGGATTAGCGGCGGCGCTCATGATTTTTACGGAAACAGATAACTGAAAAGAACTTTTACACCTTCCCAAGCCAGCCCAGTCAAGATCGAAGTCAGGGCAATGTTGACGATCCGATACCGGCTCAGCTGCGTTTTTAGTTGACCGAGAACGATGTCTTTGTGGCGGAGTTCCTGTTCGCAATGATGGATCTTCGTCCACGCCTGATTGATGGCCGCTTTCAATTTTTCGGGATCGTCGAGAGGATACTGCTTCGAGCGATCCAGGACGTTCATCGTACCCAACAGATGCGCCCGCTGAATCGGAGTGAGGTCGCTCACCGCTCGCTCCAAACATACTCGCCCAGCAACACCACAATTTCCCGGCGACGCACGCGACGCAACTGCGCCGGATTGGGATGCTGAAATTTAAGGCCAGAAATTTCCGCAGGCTCCAATTTTGCCGCTTTTCCCTCACCGTAATGAGGTTGCGGAAAATTCATCTTCACCGGATAAATCGAATCCGGCGCAAGCAGGCGATACAGGCGGCGCGAAAGTTTCTCGGCGCACAGGCGGCGCGCAAGTTCACGGCACACTTCCACGTCCACAAGAGTTTCATGAGGAGAGTCGAGAGATTCGTAGTGGGCTAAAAGTCGGGCTTGAGACACAAAGGGCAACGAGAAAAACGGGATCAGAGCGCCTGGCGCGCCGGTGCCTGGATGGGCTCTACCCTATCGCCCAAAGAGAAGAAGAAGCAAGTTACGAAAGAGATGGAGCTTTCGGGGATTGTTTGGCCCAGCGGGCTTGACTCGCACGGCGACAGGCTTCACTGCGCTCTTGCGGAGTGCGATTTTTGGCCGTGGCTTTCCCGCCTTTTCGGCCCAACGCCACGGCAGCGGGGTTTTTGCGCGTCATTACAACTGTTTTACCATACAATTCCAAAATCATTGCACACCGCTTTGCATTTTAATGAAAACAAAGACAATATAATCCTTGACAAACATCCGCAGCGGTGCGAAGATGAATTCAGTTCAGGAGAGAGAAGAAAATACAAAATGGCATCCTATCGTAAAGGAATTAATTACATCGCGCAGAGAAAGGGGACTATGAAAAAAGAAGAATTAAAGCGGATTCTTGATTTACACGCAGAGTGGCTACGTAATAGCAACCAGGGAAGCCGTGCTGTCCTGCGCGGTGCTGACCTGCGCGGTGCTGTCCTGCGCGGTGCTGACCTGCGCGGTGCTGTCCTGAGCGGTGCTGTCCTGCGCGATGCTGACCTGCGCGATGCTGTCCTGAGCGGTGCTGACCTGCGCGGTGCTGACCTGCGCGATGCTGTCCTGAG